CTACAATTACACCTACAATGGCAACAAATAAAAGCCTGACGTGGTCTTCAAGCAACACTAATGTGGCTACTGTTTCTTCAAGTGGACTTGTTACTGGAGTGGCGGGCGGCAATGCCAATATAGTCTGCAGCACTACTGATGGGTCACAACTTACGGCCTCAGTAGCTGTAACAGTAACGGCAATTGTCCAAGTGACGGGTGTATCTGTTACTTTTTCAAAAAGTTCCACTATTCGGGTTGGTACTACGCTACAATTGAACCACACAATTAGCCCACCAAACGCCACGAACAAAGCCGTCACTTGGAGTTCAAATAACGGTAATGTGACAGTGTCACGGACAGGCTTAGTGACTGGGCGGGCAATAGGTAAATCAAACGTTGTGTGTAGAAGCGTTAATGGAGGTTTTACAGCAACAACAGTCGTTACTGTTACTATTCCTGTATCTTCCGTGCGCTTGGCAACTACTTCTTTTTCTATGGCCCTTGGACAAACATATAAGCTTGTTTCTACTGTATTACCGGCTAATGCAGCTAATAAAACAGTCTCATGGATATCTTCTGATCCACTTATAGCTACTATAAATTCTGTAGGTCTTATTACCGCTATCAAACGTGGGAGAACTACAATTACCTGCACAACTGCAGACGCGGGTCTTATTGCGCGGGCAACAGTGACGGTGAACTAAATACCATGAAGGGTTTAATACAAAAGTTAAGTGCCTATGTGAGCAGTTAACTTTTAAATATTTTGTCTCTAAAAACAGTCTTCGCAAATCCCTGTTACATCATTACCGCATTTGAAACAAACAAAGGTACATCTATAGCATGTAGTTTTTTGACTTGATATTGCGTCGCCAGCATGGCCTGTGCCCTGATAGGTGCGGGGTTGCTCAAGATTGTGCTTACAGCGCTGAGCTTGGGCAATAATTCCCATTGCTCGTATCTGGGGTTGTTTCTGAGGGGTGGCCTTTACCTGTTCAGGCACTTGGACTGGCTGGGCTGGGGGTTGTCTTACTACTGCAGGTGCGGCAGCCCAAATTGCTTTCGCTGACATATCCTACTGGTTTTAGTATATTATTTTTAGGTGGGTTTATCCGGGCCTTTGGGAGCAAAGGATTGTCTCCCAATAGGCTTTCTGTATGTATGTAAAGGACTCATTTCTATTTCTCCATGTATTATTGAATATTTTTGTTGCATTTTTTTAAGTTCGTTTGCCTGCATATTTAGCTCGTGTAAGTCCTGCTGTTGTTTTTCAAACAGGTCCTTGAACATTTGCCAAACAATTTTGGGCGGTGGGTCCTCATAGTCCTTAAGATTAAACTGTTTTTCTAAACTCTGTTGAAGCATCAATGGATTGGATTCATTTGAGATGGAATCGGTAGGTTCCAGGTGGCGATGCGATTTACTTTGTATGGATGATATTATGGGACTGAGACTTTTTTGGGATTTGCTTTTTAGTGCTATATAAATTTCAAATCCGAAAACCGATGCTAGATACATAATTGAAGAGATTAACACAGTTAATATAACGCCCGTAATAGCGTCTTGACCGGTAGTATCTTGGCCTGAAGCAATGGTGTCACTTTGATACATAATACCCATTAAACATACAATTACACCACTGAATAACATGGTGGATTCCACCGTATTATAGTTGAAAAACCAGCGACTAATAGAGTTATAAAGGGCTATTTTATCAATGGCACCTGTGCGCGTTAATATATTTTTGTGTCTAATACGAAGATTTCGTGTTTCAGTATCATTCATCATTGCTTTCAGCTTCGCGTGTAATGGCAAATAATCGGCCAGTTTGTTGTGTTCGTCTAAAACCTCATCAAAATCGTCATAACACATAAAGGGACGGAACTGGCTCTGAGCACTGTAGGCCAGAAAAAGAATTAATAAACAGGCAGCCATTTGAAAGGAGCTGTTTGTTGCAAATATAACTGATGTTATTGCTATGCAGAACTTGCGTGCAAGGACCATAAGAGCCCAATAGAAAAAGTGGGGCTTGAACTGGTAATATAAACGACTGAAAGTCTTGCGTATTGTGTAAGCGTGAGGGTTATTGAACCGGTCAGAATGAACACCCTTTGCCCGCAGCAACTGATCCAAAATTATCAGCTCATGGTTTTTATACAATATTGATGCTAATGCAGCGGGAAAACCCAGTGAGTAGAATACAAGGGCTATAATGGCAAAAGGCATCAATCGCAGTTGAAGACCACCAGGTTTACCACATTGCTCAAACTGGACAGACATGTATTTAATTAATACGCCGTCGGCATTAGTGCTAGGTGGAATAGTCGGTGTACAATTGAATACGTCCATCACAGTGCGGGTTAGGTAAAGATAGAAGAAATACATTAGGATTAGGGCGCTTGATTTTAATGTAGATGTATGATTTAATAAATCCTTGCGCTTACGCTGAAGTATAAAATATTTATAAGCTACATAGAATAGATTGCCGGTCAAAAGCAGGCCAAACAGGGCCAGGGGGGTTAGCATGATAAAATAAAATTTTTGCTCATAGTTAATGTTAGGCACAAGACATTCTGGTGCTACAATATCAATGTTAAGATTAAAGGCACTCAACACATACATCAGATTCTTAATGGTGGCGGGCCACTGTATTTTACTGTTCATAAATATAGATATAACCTGAAAATAGTCAATGGCTATGGATATAAAAGCCATATTTACATTGTATTTGTTCAAAAAATAGCCTGCAGCCGCCAGGGTTATAAGAATAAGTAAAAAGCCTATTACCAACATAAGGGGGCTGTTGGGACACTGAATACAATCGTTGGCACGCTTATAAAAGTTGGGACTACAGCTATTGCAGCGGTAAACGGGAGCGGTGCTTTGATAACCGAATGCACACATATTGTTGCCGACACACGCGCTCGATGGGCTGCACGCAAGTATGCATACGTCGCGTGGTTGCTTTGTGATTGGGTCAATTATTAGATTTGATGAGGGGCACGGGTCAGCGGCGGGGCTACTAGTGCTATTAATATTATAAAACCCTGGTGCAGCTGACGGATAATCTAAAGAGCCAGGGCATATACCACCTGATGGGCAAGGCAAACAAAGCTCCGCGTTACGCGCAAAGTAATTTGTCTGACAATATATGGTTAGGGCTTGGAACGACGTGTTTAGAGATGCAGTCCATTGGTTGGCAATTTGAAGTTGAGTTGATTTATAGCCGGCGGTTAGTTGGGCTGTCAAGGCAAATTGAATACCCACATCGATGTTGTTGCGTTGAATGCGGGTGGGCTGGACCTGTTGGATATTGTCAACAAGAATATTAATAGTAGGGTCTGCATTTGGGAAATATGTGAATACGATTGTTTTGCCGAAATTATTGCCGCTAATAACTATAGGGCTGTTTGTGCCTTGGCCAACATATACTGGGTTGGGATTAAAGCCTGTAATTTGGGGTGGGTCGTATGACCACAGCGTGACTTGTGTAGAAAATATATTAGGACTGGTGGGAGTAAGAATTTGGACTTCAAACGTGTAGTTAGTGCCAATACCTGGCGGCATAGTGAATGTTAGTGCTGAATCAATATAATTTGTAATAAGGGTTTGGCATCCTAATCTAGGGGCCTGGCTGATACATAGACCTGACATGATAAGCTGAACGGGATTATAAAAACGCTGATTTGGTTGAAGCGGAAGGGCCAGGGGATATACGGATGGTTGTACTATGGTAAGCTGGCCAAAACCCGAGCCCTTGATGGTAATTGGATAATTACCATCGGCGGGGCCATTATATGTGCTAAGTGCATTTATTTGTGGTGGGGCATATGCTATAGAATTTAATGGGCTAATACTAAAAACAGTGGCTGCACTTACATATATTTGTGGGCGACCCGTTCCTGGGGGAAAGTTAAATACAATTTGTGTATGGTTCCAGCTGCTAATATCACTGGCCGGCACTTCGCCTTCACCAGGGTAGTCTTCAAGCCCGTTGCATTGAAGGGACGTTGAGGAAGGTGGTGGCGCTTGTTGAACAAAAACGCACGAATTTGTTGGATTTGGACCAAAATTATTGCCAAATATATAGAACTGTAACACTCCAGTTGATGGCATGTTTAGGGTGGTATTAATTGATGTATTGAATGCTGCTGTCTGAATAATCGGATTGTCATAGTGAAATTGGAGTGTATTTGTTGAAGGTTGACCAGCAATACTTAGGCCTGTTGTTATGTAGCCAGCACCCTCTGGTAATATGCATGTGATAATAGTGTGACTCAGGCGTTGGGGGTTCAAGCAATTGCTAAGAAGGGGCGTAGTGGCTTGTGGGTTGTTTAATAAAACCTGAACTTGTAGTGCTTGAGGAAGAAGTATTTGCGGATAGGTTGGCAATGATGACCCAAAATTCTGACCTTGAATAGTGATTAATGTGCCACCAATTGTAGGATAAAAGGGGGCTGATAGACTGGTTAAAGTGGGGGGCTGCCAACCGAATAAAAACGGGGTGGCAAGTTGGTCACCGGCTGTAAGCTGAATTTGCCACCCGTTAGGAGGATTTAGCTCAAGGCCAATGCCCTCCCCTTCAGGTATGCGGACTTGAATATAAGTTTGCTCTGGTATAAGTATTGAGGTGGGGTCAGTGCACGTTGTGATTATGTAAGTGGCAATACTTATAGTGGGACATGGCCCCAGGTTTGAACCGTAGATATCTAATTGTGAGCCTTGAGTAGAGCTCAATATGCGATTTATAGAACCTGCAGCTTGTCCGTTCATAATGGATATAGTTGGTGGTATAAATCCAATTGGCAGGGGTTGACTTTGCGCAGCATCAGGTAAACGCGTTAATATAATAGGGGCTGCAGACCCTTGGCCTGGAGGTAAAATACACTTGACTGTCCATTGCGTTGCACTAGTAAAAGGACCGGCTGGCCTGTATTGGGTTGGATTGTTAATCACACGGCTATATATGTCTTGAGGATTAAGAGGTTGCAGGGTGTCTGGGTCAACTACTGGGCAAATTGTTGAAGTTATTGAACTTGTTGTTGTTGTTGTTGTTGATGTGCTTAAGGAAATGTTCAATCCTGTGGCTGCGCTCAAATAATAGACTTGTAATTCAAGAATAACATTACCGACGGTGGGATACAATGTATTATTATTTGTGGAAATCAATGGAGACAAATTGCTGTACGCGTAGCCATTTGATGTTTGTATGATAGGTTGACTGTTGGGGTCCAATGACGTAATAATTAATCTGATGCTACCTGTAGGCGTTTGCGTATACAAGGTTAGCGTGGTGTCTGTCCACTGCGACAAATCAAAATAGAAATTTGATGCAGGGCCCCATGTAGATACATTTTGATATTCAAAGATTCTTGAAACCAGTGGTGCTGTTGCCTGGCCAAAATTTAGGCCGTATAAGGTTAAGACAGATACGCCGTCGGTGGTGCCGAAAAAATTTGTGGCCCATTGAATTTGGCTTGCAGTTTGCGGAAGGCTCAATACAGCGTTTGTGATTAGGGGGTCGCTGTATGTGAAAAGGTCATTAGCGTTTGTTGGTGTAAGAGGAATGCTTGATATATCTGGTTGTAAATCGGTAGCCAAATAGGAGACTAAACGAACTTGACGTAGAGCACCCACACCTGGGGGCGTCACAAAGGTTAGAAAGTCGCTGGCAAAATTTGACGATGTATTGCTAAGAAAATACGGACTGGTGTTTATAAAAGATGAGTAAACAGAACCGTCACTAGGGTTACCAAACGCAACAACCGTCACTATATTTATATAATCTTGGGCTAAATTTTGGGCTCTAACAAGAATTGTTGTGCCACCGCTTGTAGGACCATTTAGCGGACTGATACTTAGGACGCTTGGATTTGCATACGAGAAATTTGCACTACTTGGTATATTTAATATATCTGCAATTTTAATTTGTGTCTGCCAGCCTGTGCCACCGCCCTTTGGCAAAAGGGCTATAATAAGGCTGTCTGAAACAAGGCTGTAATTTTGAAGAGGAATAAGGGTGCCATATGGTGACTGCATGAAAATAGATTGTATAAGATTTAAAGCAGGAAAGCCAAAACCAGAACCTAATATATACAAAAGGTCGCCGCCTGAGGTTGAAGCCGCCATGATTTGGTTGCTTATGGGAGTTGAACTTGTGGGAATAGTGCTTATGAATGAACCGTTATAAATTTGGTATGCACTAATTTGGGGGGCAATATAGGCTGTAGTTGGATTCACATTGTTTTGACCATCTACTATGACATTCCAGCCCAGATTTTGGCCCACACCAGGGGCAGTTATACAACCCAACTGAGTATTTGCTATGGTAATATTACAGCGGGGGCTTGTGTAAATAATTTGTGATTGATTTGATGTTAGCTGTTTAAGACTTAATGTATAGGTAGCTTTCACAAGTGACGTATTGCTGCCAAAATTTTGCCCATTAATAAGGACCGTCTGATTACCCAAGGTGGATGCATCGTCTGAGGCACCGGCATAGTTATAAATAATAGGGGGTGCATAGCCAATCACGCGATTGGCCAGTGTGTTTGTAAATATATTGCCTACATTTACGGATAGAGCGTAGCCAGTGCCAGTGCCTGGTGGGGTTTGACATGTTATTACAGGAGTTCGGCCATCCGTGTCAAAGGCGCCGGTACAGGAGCGCATTGCCGTTTTAAACGGCGGTGGCGTTGTTTGACCAGATATAATACATGTGGCTGATGTTTTGCTGGGTACAGACCCTTTAAGCCAGCAATTAGCTCGCGTTGTGGTGCCGCAACCAATTTGGGATAGGGCCCACGCTTGACACAAAATGTTTTTCTTGCATTCGGCTATGCATAATTGAGGGTCACTTGTGGGTAATTGTATAGGGCTGCCTGGTAGGTCGCCGCCCGCGCGGTCACTATTATACTCTATAGTGCTACTATAAGGGCCGAAGCTGGCAGTAATAGGACAGAAGCCGGCAATAACCCAACTGGGAAAGGGCATATTTTGGCCACGTATAACAATTTGTTCAAAACCGGCAGTGTTCATAAAGCCGACAGTAGGGCTGGTGCTTACAATAGTCGGTGTGACGTAGGATATAAGAATTTTCAAATTTACGGCTGACCATTGACCGGTCACACCCGATTGAACACGCACAGTATGATTTGTGCCGCCGCCAACAGGAACACGACATATAATTTGCCTGTCAAAAGTTGTGGTGGAACGCGTACATGAATTTAGGTATCCGTACGTACCGGTTGTGCCGCCGAATCGAACTGTAGGCATGTAAATATTGGGAAAACCAGGATACGTGCGTGGGCCCAAGTTTTGGGCGTTAATAACAATAGTGTCCGTGCCTGTAGGGCGTAGGGTCTGTGTAGTGTAGGTTGTTACTGTGGGTGGCACAGTAATATTTATAATTAGCGGCGGGGCGTAAGAGGCCAGGGGCGGCGATGTTATTGATGCTGTAGTTGATGTAGTGACGGTAAACTGTAAATTTGACCCTATGCCTGGACTTGTTGTAAATTGAATAGCAGTTGCATTTTGTTGGGTAATAAGTGGCGTATACTTAATGGTAAAACCGTTTTGAAACGGACTTGGACCAGTGTAAGTTAATTGAGCTCCTGAGGTGCCAAAATTTGACCCTTCAAGAACAAGTTGCTCCCCGCCACCTGTTAATAGACGTGATGGGTCGGCACCATATTGGCCAAATATACGTGTGATTGTCGGGGTTTGTGCACTTATAAAAGGTAACAAAAATAACGCGACAAAATGTCTCATTATTTAATATA